AAAAGCTGCTTTTGTCCTATTAGAAGCCCTTTTTGTTCCGCAACCGTGGCGCGCCCTGAAGGATTTTCTGGCCTTTGGATTATCTCTGCGGATTTCCATGTTTGGGTCGCCGAAGTTGACTTTCTTCACGTTGCCGGTCTTGGGGTCCTTGACATAGACCTTATATTTCTTTACGTCACCCTTCATGGGCTTTCCCAAAGAGACTTTTCTTCCGTGATATTCAGCCTCTGACAGGATTTCTTCGTTGATTGTCTCTAGATCAAGTTCAAATTGATCAAGGACGCCAAGTTGTTCTAACATCACACCTTCTGAGATGATTTCTTTTAGGATCTTTGTTGTAATTTTCATAAGTTTATGAATCCCGTCATTTCAATTTCTACGTCACCATTACCAATATTTTCAGTATTAAATTCGACGTCTTCTTCTTCTTCGAACGGATTTTGTGCGACAAGGTACACAACAGGCGGGGAATTTTGCCTTGAAGAGTGCGCGACAGTTATTAGTCCTGGGACTGGGGAATTTGATATCACCAACTTCTGTTCTTTTCCATCGTCGAAGCGAGCAGGAACGTAAGCGTGCTCAACGTCTTGTCCGTTTATTTCTATTTTTATGGAATTACCTGATTCGTCACCTGTTTGAGGGTTCCAATAAGAATCGACAATAACTCTAGTTACGTTACCGGATTCGCTAGTCATGGTTATGGCGAAACCGTCTGCTGACTTACCTTCCGAGTCTTCGGCTCCATCGCCCTTTAGTTTGAAGGTATATTCGACCGACCATGGTCTTTCTTTTATGATTTTGTTTCCGCCTAAAGATTCTTTAATGATTTTCTTTAGCGCTTCCTTGGTGATCTTCATGCTTCTAAATATAATAGTGCAAACTTTTTGCAGCATATGATAAACTTGATATATGCTAAAGTTTGACACGGAAAAGGGTAAATTGGTGAGTCTTACGTCTACGAACCTTGTGGACGAATCGCTGCTCGAGAGGTACGATCTACAAGCAGCGATTATCAAGTCTTGGGAAGAGTTTTGTGCCGAGTTAGGACTGGGCGAGCTCTACTATGTTGATTCAGAAGTGATTCCTCACGCCTCTTGTCGTGATTCTATCGACATTCTTGCTCTTGACTGGGAAGGAGCTCCTGTCGTTATTGAACTTAAGAGGTCAAAGAACAAGCTTCAGCTTCTTCAGGCATTGTCATACGCAGCTATGATTACGACGTGGACACAGGAAGACTATATCAGCAGGATTTCAGGTAAACCTGGCGCTGATGACGTCAAATACCTTCTTGAGAGTCTTGACGAGATGCCTGACCCGCGGATTGTGTTAGTTGCTGAAGACTATGATCCAGAAGTTATCCTCACCGCGGACTTCCTACACAATAGAGACATTGACGTCACTGCGGTTAGCATTCAATTGGTGAAGCATAATAGTGACCTTTTGATGTCGATTAATCGTCGTTATCCTCTTGCCGGTCTGGAAGAGACGTACACTGCTCGTGGAGTGTCTATGAGGAAGCAGTCTTCTTCGGTGAACGAAGAGACGACATGGGAAGATGTTATTAATTCGTCAAAAATTACATGGCTTCGTAATCTAGTGGAAGGTCTACAGACTCGAGGGTTTGGAGACGGAAACGCGAAGTGTCGTTTTTTTGGAGCGAAGAGAAACACTGCGATTGGAAACATGACGACTGTGTGCATCAGGTCAGACAATGTTCTCATTCACGTTTATGGTCAGACTCCTGAGATTGAAGCGTTTCTAAAATCGAAGCTTGATATGCCACTTGAACCGTGGGGACGAACTGGTGATCGTCGGTCTGGGTGGGGCTTTAGAATCAGGACTTCAGAAGAGCTCAATCGATTGTTTACAGTCCTAGACGGAAATTGAACAATCAGTTCCAAACATCAAAATCAAGTGGCAGCCGTTGGCTGCCACTTGTCGATGGAGCTGATTGCGGTGGTCGTGGAATCTCATTTTTTGTATTTATCTTTAATGTACCAACGAACATACCCATGGTCAGCGTCGCGATTATCGCGTGACAAATTAGCATTATCATAATGTACAACTCGCTACGTAGCTTGTTTAATTTTGAAAAGAATAGTGCGTTTCAGCCCTTTAGTTCTTTTTCGACTAAGTCTCGTATGATCATCTTGAAAGATTCGTTAGTAAGCTTCTTCCAAGTCTTTGCATCTGGGTAACCTTTTTCGCCTGGACGACGTGGACGTTTACCCGCTTTTCTACGAGCTCGTATGTTTGCCCATAGACCTGGTTTTTTCTTTTTTCCTTCGCTCATTGATTCATCTGGTGACATTACACTTTGATCGTAAAGATCGTGCGATTTTGATTCTATGTAACCAAAAGCGTCGTTGAGATCATTGTATGCCTGACCGAGCTTGTATTGGACCCACCCAGGTAATTCATCATTTTCTCCGATGATGTCAAGCAACATCTCTGCCATCTCGGCAATGCGGTGGAGCTGAGAGACTGCCATTTCACCTTCGTGGTCTGGTGCGCCCGCGTTCCAGTCATGTCCTGGGTCTTTCATATGGTCCATATCATCTTGCATAATTTTGGTTCCTGGATATATATTACAAATCTTATGAAGTTAACCATCGCTGAATTAAGAACAATAATTAGAGAAGCCCTGGAAGAGCAAGGATGGTTACCTGGGCATTGGATGCCAGGAGAAGGTGAACCCGTCGATGACGAAGATCTTGAGAGACTTGGAAACCGCGGCTTCTTAGATGGTCTTGTTGATGAAATTGAGGAAAATGATTCCGTCAATCAAGGACATGAAGATGCCGCGAAAAATGCTCAAATGAATCGTCAAGGTGATGGGTTTGAATATAACCAGATGGGTCGTAGAAAACCGAAGCGTTGATTACTCTTTTTGTCTTATTGTTCTGCAGACTTCTACGATGGATTTTCTGACTTTTTCGTCTTTTTCCATTAGAAATCTTTTTGCGTGAGTCTCTACTTTCGGGTTATAGCATTTAAAAGACCCACCGTGACCGATCTCTAGATGACATTCGTTTTTGTCCATACATAGAACTATGAGATTCTTGATGTCTAGTTCTAGCTCTGGATAGAGGTGAAATGGTGCGATATGGTGTACCTGAAGTCTATTTTTAGATCCGCATGCGGCACAAGTAGGATATGACTCTATGAATGAATCTCGGACAGAATTCCAGCGTGAAGACCTCTTTTTTGATTTTGAACGCTCTCTAATAATGCTGCGAACATAGTGAAAAGGTCTTATTAACTTTTTGATCATGATATTGCCTTTTGAACATGCACTTACGTACATTTTATGATTATCAATCATCTAATCGATAAATCATTAACAAATACATATCTCAATGAACTTCCCAGAGAGCATCAAGGATAGAGAAAAGTTTGTGTTTGATCGTGTCTTAGCAGGAGAATTTGAGGCATCGTGGACAGACCTGACATATTCATTTGCAGGTCATGACGTAAAGCTTCAAGTCATGGATGATGCTTTAAAAATTGATGGAGTTCGAGTCAACGTGAGTGCCACACTTCAGCAACAGCTGGCGGACATTTTTGACGCTTCGTTAATGACTGCTCAAGTGGCAGATTTGGTTTATACTAATTCTTTAAGAAGAATTGATCCTGCTCCAATGCAGATTTCTATGACTGTCTCGTCGATGGTTACTCACTCTTCTAAGATCGATTTAAAGTTAAAGTCTCTACCTATCGCAAAAGGACTTGTCGCTGATCCTGGTAAACATTGGATTCTTGACAAAAAGATCAACTTTGCGCCGGGAAGGGCGTGTAATTATGGTTGGCATTTTACGGGTACTTCTTACATGGGAATTTCTGGGTTTCCTGTCGCATCTAGCATTGACTCGATAGGATCAAATAAGATAAAGGTCATTCAGCCAAATGCGACGGCGCACGATCCTCATCATTTAGATTATTCTCAAATCTGCCAGTTAGTTTCACAAACTTGTTGGGTCGATGGAATTGAAAAAAGATTTTCTGATCTATTGACAGACCCAAACCTTTCGACCTTAGTAAGTCATCAAGGTCCATTAAGTTTTACAAGACAACCAGGGGTACCTGAAATAAAGGGACAAATTGTCTTGTTCCCGGTTATTATTTGTCAGTCTTTACCGATTGTTTAATGGAGAAAAATATGCCTACTTACGAATATGGATGTTTAGTCTGCGAAAACGAATTTGAAGTCCAACAATCTATTAAGGATGAAAAAGGGGCAGAGTGTCCAAAATGTAGAATCTTCTGTTATAACAGACTAATTTCAGGCGGCACATCTTTTACCTTGAAGGGTGATGGATGGGCCGCAGATAGCTACTCGTCTTCTAAGAAGACTTGAGCGTAGTTAAAAGAATTAGTAAAGAACTGGGTACGTCACTTTTAAGAAGAGTCGTGTTTAATTTGACGTTTTTGCTTTCCGCAAATTTAACCAACGCTGCAGATGTTGATGGCCCCCACAGGCCATCGATCTTTGCAGCATAAAGCCCTAATTTTGTAAGAATAGTTTGCGCTTCAACAAGAGATTCTTTCGTCCAGTTAACCATTTTGACAGGCTCTACTTTTTTTCCATCGATGGATCTTGAGAATAACTCTCCCTCTGATTTCCTACGATTGTATAATCCTTGATTTATCTGAAGGACGCCATTGATTTTTGCCTTGCTCCAGACCAAAATTCGCTGTGAAAATTCTTCGTACTTCCCTTCATTCAGGGCTTTGCAAGCATCAGAAATTGCGTATACTCCTGTACCACAGTTGAAGCCAAAAGAAACAAGCGCGTCGAATTGATTCTGGTTGAGCGGGACCTTTATTCTAACCTTAATTGAGTCTTCGCATAATTTTACGTCGTTTGCGAGTATTTCTAGGGCTTTTTCTTTTGTGATTTCTACCCCGTCTGGGAAATTTTCACCAGGTTTGATTAAATGACCTACCCCGATTGTTCTAAGTCCTGCGATATCTTTATAGGGCTTAAGGATGCAACCCTCCCATTTAGAGATGAATTCAAGTCCGTTTTTAGATGTAGACATTGCGTCGTTAATTCCCATAATGATTCTCCAGAACTAAATAATGTGCAAAGTCATTTTATCTCGTGATAAGATATAAAAAGCATTAATGTCTATTGATAAAAGAATGTTGACTATGGCAGCTTCGGCCGCAAAAGACAACCCTGAAAAGTATGACAATCGTGCCTTTTATTTAGGCGCTGTGGGTCTACGTAACGATGGAGTTATTGTTACTTCAAAAAATGTAGCCGCTACTGATATTGTACCGACCCATCATGCGGAAGCAAGAGTAATTCGTAAGCTGACTCCTGACTCTGTCATTTGGGTCGCAAGAATTTCGAGAGTAGACGGTCATTGGACGATGTCTAGACCCTGCTCTGGTTGTCAGAGAAGAATGCGAGTTGCAGGAGTACGCAAGGTCGTTTATACGATCGGTCCCGACGAATGGGGAACAATAGATTTTGAAAATTAAAAATGCAATGTAACGATGGTTATGATAAAAAGAGTATATGTCTAACGTGGTTTCTCTTGCAGAAAAGCTGGAAACTTGGAAGCCTGTCTACGACGTGGGCGGACTTCGAGTATGTATTTCTTCGCATGGAAAATTTAAAATATACAGCGGAGACAAGATTACGCAGCTCGAATTTTTTGATTCTGTAACTTTTTTAAAGCAACTTAGCGAAGCACTTGAATACGTCATGCGCTGTCCTATGTACAATGATACTCACTGAATCTATATTCAAAAAAGGAAATAACAAAATGTCTAATAAGAAAAGCAAGAATTTTAGCAAGGATGCCCCTGAGATCTATAACATGGATGACATTGGATATATGTCTGACGATGCTCTTTACGATCGAGCAAATCGACTCGAAAACGAACGAAGTCGCATGTTGAATTCTGGTCGTGAACCATACCTCTGGGAAGTCGAAATTGCTTACCTACGTCGAGAGCAAACGATGCGGAAGACTCGAACAGATATTCATCAGGAATATTTGCAGAAATTTTCTGCAAACGTAAAGAATAATAATTCTGAAGCTTCTGTCGAGGAGCCTACCGCAACTGAGCTGAACTGATATGCTAGAAAACCAAAAGCAAAGTATTATTTCAAGTTACTTAAATTCGTTACAGTCATATCCTCAGCTTGCTCATGAAGAGCTTGTAGAACTTTTTCAAGCTTACGAAAAAGGAGGAAAAGACTCAATCGAAGCTAGAAAGAAGCTAACAGAAGCCAATCTACGACTTGTCGTATACATCGCAAAAAAGCAAAAAGGGCATAATATTCCTCTTGAAGACCTTATTCAAGAAGGAAATATGGGCCTGCTGAAAGCAATTGATAGATTCGATTGGAAAAAAGGTTTTAGATTTTCAACTTATGCGACGTGGTGGATCAAACAAGCTATCAGCCAATACGTTCTTAAAAGAAAGAAAATAATCAGGCTACCTGCTCACGCAGCTTCTGCTCAAAAGAAGTTAATTCAAGCGTCTGATTCATTCAAAGAATTAAAAGGATATGGTCCGACTTCTGAAGAATTAGCCGCTATGATCGACGTCTCTGAAACTGTCATCAAAGCCACAATTCAGTCTGGAAAGAATGTAATTTCTCTTCATCAACCTCTTAACGACGAAACTGGTTCTACTACGCTTGAAGACAAGCTTGAAGATAACATTCCATCTAATGATCCATTTGAAAACCTGGCAAAAAAAGAAATGATGGAGATCGTAAAGCGCGTCATGTCAGAGCTTTCTGTAAAAGAAGCAGCAATTTTAAGACTCAGGTTCGGTCTTCATGAAGATGTCTCATCAGAAGACTATACTGTTTCTGAAACAGAAGAGACTCAGATAGCTTCTGGATGTGGATTAACATGAGTTTAACTTATCTTCTTCTAATATCGATTTTTTTCTCTATTATAAATTCAGCTGTTTCTGCTGTCTTTTTAAAAAAGATTACAAAAAATCTTCAAAAAAATTTAGAAAGATCAGAGAGTAAAAACGTACAAGAAGAAAAAGATATTCAGAATTTATTGAACGATCGATTAATCGATATTCAAAGTAGAAGATATTCGATTCAGCGTACAATCAGCGGTGTAAAAAATGACAGTCAAAAAAGGGTCTAAGTTTTCTAAAGGTTATGCAACCGTTGTAGAGGATGACGGTATCAATTATCGTGAGATTGCAGATATCATGACAGAAGTTGGGTTTATTATGAACCATTCCTCTGCAAGAAACTATGTTCTTAGAGTCATGACAAAATTTGTAGAAGCTTTTGATAAGGAGTGGAACCTTAGTCTTACAGAGGATAAAATAAGAATAGTAGCTTCTTCTCCACAATTCCAAAATGTAGTTTCGGATTTACTCCATAATTTAGAAACTACGGAAAAAATGTTTTAAAATTCCAGGAAATTTATGTCTAAATTTAGGATTAAAAAGCTTCCACCTATTAGGTTAGTTGATCTACTAAGAAAAAGAAAAACAAACCTTAAACAGTTTTTGTCGTCATCAGGAATTGTTACATACACAACTTTGCTACAAAAATGTGATAAAATGGGGGTTTCACCTCCAACAGAACAAGAATTTAAGAGTGCTGCGGGACCGGCAGTTTCTTCTCCTCAAGAAGGAGTTGTAGTTTTAGATCCGCCCCAGCTTGTTTTAGATTCAGGAAAAAAAATAGATGTCGATACATTCGGAAAAGAGCCCGAAGAAAAAAAGAAAGAGCCACAAGAAAAAAGGATAATTAAAAAAAACTCACAAGAAAAAAAGTTAGAAATTGATGAAAGCATCTTCATCATAAGCGCAAAAGAAGATAAACTTGAAAAACCAACCTCTGAAATTAACCCAGAAATTGGAGATGAATTATCGGTAGAAGATAATTTAGATTCTTCTATAACAAAATTAACAAATCTAAAAAAAGCAAAATAGCAAGTGCAATCTGACTAATCAAAATGATAAATTTTGGTTATGCCATCCATCATCGATATTCTAGAACAGTTAGAGTCCAACAATTCTCGTCTATTCAAGGAAGAACTTCTTGATCACCACAAGAAGAATGAACTTCTCAAACGAGTCTTTGTCACGGTGGGTGATCCGTATATCAACTTTTATGTGAATAAGTTCAAGATGCCGACGGCATCTAGTTTCACACCTGAAGATGACGCTGTTATCAGCAACTTTCTAGACTTCATCACAGAATCATTGTCACCCAGGAGGGTGACGGGCAACGCTGCCAAGGATGCAGTGGTTTCTTTCTTTTGCGAATTGTCTGAAAGACAACAGAAGTGGTGCCTCCGAATCCTATTGAAGAATCTCAGGTGTGGCGTCCAGTCGACCACTGTCAACAAGGTTTGGCCGGGATCTATTGTTGGATTCTCGGTGCAGCTAGCAGAGAGTTTGTC